GGCTTGCACCTCAGCGGCTAGATCTTCTGGCGTCATCTTACGAAATGCAGCAGCCTTTTCCATGTTGAATTGTAAGCGTCCGACAGCATCCCTTGCGCCCGCACCATAATCACCGGCAGCGTCAGCTCGCTCTCTCAGCGTCAATACTTCTTTCTGCGAAGGCATACCGCCCAATGCTAGTATGCGGCTTTGCTCATTGACATCAGCAACAACAGCCGCAGCCTCGCCTTTAGTGACTTGCAATTTAGAATTGTAGTCAGCTCGCAGTGATTTGCGCAGAGTTTGAGTTTGCGCTAAAGACATCCCAGCAACCGGCTTTGTTTCCATGCTAGTTAGCATCTCGGCCTGAGTATCAAGATCTGATGTATTAAACTTGTAAATTGTATTTTCTTTTATAGCAGCATTAAAGGCCTGTTCCTTAAATGCGGCAAGAGTTTCTGTATCAGCGCCCAGACCAGCCAGCAAATCAAAACTTGCATCAATGTCGCTTCTTATCATTTCTGCATTATAACCAGGCAATATTGCATTGCCGACAACACGCTCAAGCTGAACATCAGCAGCGCTGTTCACTTTGGCCTTAGCCTTTGATGCTTGTAACTTTACATAATAATTAGAATATCTTTCTTCTGCTTTTACAGACGCAGAGGATAACCTGGTCTGCAACATCAATGCTGCTTCTGGGTCTATTGTATCTAGTGATGCAGAGTAACCATCTGTAATATCGGCAAGCTGAGTTTGAATAACGCTAAATGGTGTTTCATTTGTTTCGCCATCGGCCAAGATCCGCATGATCTCGATTTCAGCTTCATTCTGTATTTCTGCAACTGCAACGCGACTACCTAACGCATATGCTGAACGCTCTGCGATCGTAGTAGGCCCACCGGCTTCCTCTATTGCTGCAAGAGTAGGGCGAGCGCCCTCTTCCCTAACACGTTCCTGTCCTCGGATTGCAGCGCCCTCAGCCGCTTGTTTGAACGCAAAGTCAGCCATGCGATCCACTTGCTGAGAAATGGTCTGACCAAGCCTTGCCTGCTCTCGCGTAGCGGCAAAGTCCATCTGTTGTGGCTGTCTGGTCTGTAAGCCTATGCGCCGATATCTGGGAAGGATAGCCATGTCTTAACCTATAATTGTCCGTATCTATATGCACCCGCGCCAAGTGTCCCAGCAGCAGAAACATAAGAGTTTAATTGTGCAGTGCGACCAGCCGATTGATAAATGCCTGACTGAGTACTTGCCTGGCCGAGAGCCATAAGAGCATTGTCTTGAGCAATAGCCTTTTCCCTAGCGCCCTCTGACAAAGCAAATTTTTGTAATGTTGAGGCAGACCCAGATGTAGGATCAACACCACCAGCAGCAGATCGAGAAATAATAGCCGCAAGCGTTTCATTAAGATTACGCAAGGCATCAACACCCTTTTGCTTATAGCCAAGAGCCTCAGATCTACCTCGAAGCTCTGCTTGCCTGGCTTGCGCCTCGTATTGTCTGCGCTGGGCATTACCCGCAGCTATTGTTCCAAGAGCAGAAGCTCCAGCCATAGCAAGCTGAAAGCCACCGCTGGTTACTAATGGAGCTAAAACAGCCATATCAATTCCCCACGCTTAAACGATATTCTAAGCCTAGAACGGTCATTGCTAACGGCACATTCTGACTTACAGTTATTTGTCCGGTTCCACTATAGCCCAGCAAGCCGTGAACGGTTTTAGTGCCGGTAAATGGATCAACAGGTTTGTCTAAAACATTCTCGCCAAGGTTTCTAAACGGAACTTGCTTGCCGTTGATTGTCATATTCTGAGTGCCATTGACGATTGCATCAACCTGGATGATCCTTTTCTTGAACCCTTGAACAGATCCAGAGGATAAAGTCGGCTCGGCTGGCATTGTTTTGGCTGTCACCGTATAATCAAGCCCAGCAACGAAGGATGTAGTTGAAGCGGTTGCAAAGTCCACACGGCCATCGTGACTTGCAACCTTAGTGCCATCAATCACGCCATCGCGTATAATCTTAACAATTCTATCTCTAAGCCCAGTGCTGGTAACTTCTCCAGCAGCCCCTCCAGACACAGATCTATCTAAAGTAAGATTTGGATTAAACTTTTGCAGATGATAAGTGTTTGTAATATAGCTACTTACCCATGAATCACCGGCAGCATGAGCATCCCAGAATGCGCCAACAAACAATAATATTCTGGCATAGATATAATTATTACTTGTTACATCAGTAAAAGAAATCGTTGTCGGGCCTGGCCCATAAACAATTCTAATCAAAGTAACGTCACCATTTGCATTAATGGTTATTGTAGATGTGCCGTTGCCATATGATTCCCAAAACCCAGCATCCAAAGTTCCGACAGCGCCGTTCTTACCGAGATCTGCTCTTGGGTAGGAGTCAACAGTCTCCAGCAACCAAGCATATACACCACCGTCAGATGCGTCCTTTGTACCGGCAGCGATTTCGTTTATTGCTGCAGCAAGCCCATTGGTTGTATTCCAATCCATAACAGGAGCTTTAACGATTGTATAAACGTCTGAAATTTCCACACCAACAGCAATAAACTCACCGTCAGTTGTAAACCTACTAGGCGCAATCACGTTCTGGCCAACCAGAATAGAGTAAACAGCCATCGAGCCATCTGTGCCATTCACCACAAACAAGCGATCTGACTCATCTGTAGATGCTGCGCGACGAGCTGCAAGATCAACGGGGTTCTTTAGCAAGTGGGAGCTAAGAGCTGAAAGAGGCTGAACCTGATAAGATGCTGTTGTATCGCCAAACTGAAACGCATTCAGAGATTTTCCCTGCCTTTGAATAAAGACAGACGCGCCGTTTAAATCTTCGATAGGCACACCAGGCTTAGATCCGAGCCTGGTTTGTGGTCTTATAAAAAAGCTCGATGGCGTAATTGGATCATCGCTTGTTTGTATTACAGCGAACTCACCGCCCGTTGTGAATATTCGCAAGTCATTGCCTGAGAACAAATTAACAATGCTGTTAAGCTGGTTTGTGTTAATCGTTGCCTCAACTGACTCATCGTCAAGACCAGTGCCAGGATTGAAGTCAAAGTAATTAATTACATTAGATCCCCAGATCGTATTCTGCCTGGACTTAGATCCACCAAAGTACAAACGCCCTTCGTGGAATGCAGCAGACTTAGCCCAGCCCCTTGTAGTTGACCACACATCCTCATAGCCATGCTCACTCTCCCAGTTACCGGCTGTAACAGCACTGGTATCAAAGAAGTTTACTTCAACAACAGCCTTCATTTCTGTAGAGGAAACAAACTCCACATACCGAGCGCGGCCAAAGGTGCTAATAACCTGAGCATATTCGCCAACAGCAGAAGCGGCAAATGGCTCAACCTTGTATCCTGTTGTGTTGTCTGGCGCTGTAGTCCAGGCGGGATAAACAGTTAGAACCTTTGTGGAAGCAACATAGTCCTCAACATGGCGCGTTTGCCCTGAGCCAGTACCAGATGTTAAAGTAATAAACATTCCGTTTGGCTGATCGTCAGAGCTAAAGCTAGATGAGGATTTAAGAGTAATTGTTTCAGCACCGCCAGCCTGAGCCGTTCCTGTGTCTGTCGTTGCAGCTGAGGCCGTAATTGTAATATTACCAGTGGTGGCGCTAGGCGTAATGGTAAAGTTAGGCTGGTGCGTATCAAACGCATAAGCGTACTGAGGCAAGTTCGTCAGAGGCAAGTTTTCTAGCGTCCAAGACGTATCGCTGTTTCTCACCAGGCGTTTGGTTTGTAGATCCTCATGGCAGAGAATAAGCGTATCAACCGCCTGCGTGTAGTTAATCTCATCGAGCATAGCAGCAGTTATATCAGTGGCCGCAATATAATCATTGCCAGAGGCATTTATGTTTGTTTGCAGCACTCCAGCCTTAAAAACATAAATCCTTTGATTGACCAGAACTAAAAGATAGCTGTCATTTACGCTGAACTCAAAGGGAATGATTTTAAAATCTGTAAACGTAGCCCCAAAGTCATAGATGAACTGAAGCCCATCACGGCGACGAAACCCGCCTTGAGGCTGAATGATTACATTCGTAGCTTCTTCCAGGGCATTCTGATATTGCTGTAGATCCGTTCTAGCACGAATAAGCGGATCAAGCTCGCCAACCGAGAAATTGGTTTGGAACTGTATTACCCGCATTTTAGTACCTTACACTGATTAAAGAATAGTCCTCAATAACTTGCGGCGGCTTTCCTCGTCCATCAATATTCATGGCGGCTCGCATTTTACCACCACGCCCAGAATCAGCCGGTGTGCCATATGCCTCTGCCCTGAAGTAATCAGCCTTAGAGATTTGATCTGTTATAACGAAAGATAGCTTAGAAGCTAACGCATAGGTGAGCAGCTCAATAAAGTAGGGCGGCATTTTGCTTTCATCTACTGTCGCCTGGTAGTCAATGTAGACTTCCTCAAAGTTTGTATAGACCTGATCCTGATAGACTTCCCAGCCGTATCTTACCGGCAACTGGCCAATGCCGGAGCTTTGAAACAACGCTATAACGCCAGAAAGCATATCGCCTGGCATTTGATAAGCATACTTCCATTCGTCTACTGGAGCGGCAGCCAATCGAGCGAGCTGTTCTTTTTGAACGCTCCAGCTCCAAAGGTAGCTTGATAAAAGAGTATCGCGCAGATCTGGGTATAATCTATCGCAAGCCTGGGCCGCATCGCTTCCTTCTGTAAACGAAGAAATGGGCGCGGCACCCAACAGGATTAGAGCATCTGAGCAGATTGAGAGTGAAGTATCACCAGCGGCCATATTGCCCTCCTGTTAGTGGGGAAGGGGAGCCGAAGCCCCCCAACCTTTAGATAACTGCCGTTGTAATAACGCCAGATGTATTTGTAGCAACAAGGGTCTGACCACCATCGCTACCGTATGTATAGATCCAATCACCAGTAGTGATAAGAGCTTGAACGGTATTGAAGTAACCAGAACCAGCAATAGCAGCTTTGTTGTCACCAGATGACTTATAGCTATAAATTGCTGGAGCATTGCCGCTTTTAGAAGCGCCAACTGTTGCCCAATTTGCAGATGCGAATGCCATTGTCTAATCTCCTAATTATTCGGTGCAAGAAATTTTGACAATGCCTTCACCGTCGATTGCAACAGAACCGGCAGAGAACATCGAGCTAACCAAGAATGACGTTTTTTCTGGAACGTAATTTACTTCGGTTTTCTGCGACATTGACTCAGCGTAGCCCATTGAATCCTGGTGCCAAGCAAAACAGGTGCGAGTAGAAGGCTTAGGAATACCACCCTCATCACGATCACCCATAGTCAAAATGGTGAAGCCCATGAACGTGTTGATCTCACCTTGCACAAGAGCCTTTACAGCAGCAAAGTCTTGGCTAGTGATTTCAGTTTCACCAAGCAATGCGTCAAGCTGAGAAGCATGCATGAGCAACCTACGATTTTCTGAAGGTACGTTCTTCTCATTCAATGCTTTAGCTGTAGCGCGTAGCTTTTCAATGTTCATGTTGGTGCCAGCACCGCCCACAGTTGTTGCAACTGTAGATGTACCAGTGGCCGCGTTCAGAGCATCAATCATAATCTGATCCATACGGCGAGCGATAGATTTAGATACGACTTGAACCAACTCAGAGCGCTCATCAAAGTTGATGTGCGATTGCTGGAAGATGTCTGAATATTCTGCCGCGATGTAATCTTCCATCGTTGCAGTTACTCGACCATAAGTCACGTTTAGTGGTGTGACATCAGTTTGTGGAACGCGAAGTGTAGCAACACCTTTTCCGATTGTGGGAAACTTTACAGTGTTACCGGCTACTCCGGTGCGTGTCCGCATCGTGCCGCGAAGCAGCGATTCGGCTTGATACGCTTGTTTGACCTCAGAATCGAAAAGATCAACAAACGCCGTT